AGATGACGCCGTCCTTCAGGATCCGGCTGAGCGGGGCGGTCATAATGTTGCTCGCAAACGCGCGCCCGTCCTCCGTCCTGCCGCGGATCTGCACCTCCACCTGTTGATCCTCGTCTGGAGACAGAGAGCCGAGCAGCAGCGTGTCGGCTTGCGTCAGGCTGACGGTGACGACCTTGTCGGTCGCGTCGACGCCCTCGTCCCCGAGGTGCTTGGTGACTTCCACCTGCTTCGGCGGGGCATAGGTGGCGAGCTGCTGCGTGCGGAATGTTACCCACATGGTCACGAACTCGCTGACGTCGATGTCACAGTTGATGGTGATGGTTGGTGTGGTGCCTCTATACATGGGCGGCCTCCTTTCTGGCCTTTGGCCGGTAGTTTAGCACTCGAGGCGCTGGAGTCCGCTGTTCCAGATGCCGGCCGTCAGGGTGATGCCCGTCAGGTCTGCAAACGTGATCTGGAAGGGGTTGGTCGTGATCTCGCTGAAAACGGCGTCCCACAGTGTTGCGATCTTGCTGGTGTTCTGGCCGACCGCGTTGCTCAGGTCATTCACTGACGCCTCGGCGGCCTGTGCGATTGCGATGGCCTGCCGGGCGAGCGCCAGAGCCTCCTCGGCCGTAGCCTGCGCGCCGAGGGCGATGGCCTTGTAGGTCTCGTAGTCCTCTTTGGTGGCGTATGCGTCGGCGGGGATGTAGGCGGTCACGTTGGTGGCCGTGCCGATCGCGGTGACGATGTCGATGGTTTTCTCGACGATGGTGGCGCCGCCGGAGGGCGGGATCCACTCGGCCAGATCGCCGCAGTTGCCGTAGCAGTACAGCACCTCGCCGACCTCGGGATCGGGATCTTCGGCATAAAGGCCGAGCTCGCGGTAGTAGAAGCCCTCGGTCTCGTCGCCGTTGGTGAAGATGCCGCCGACGGCCACGGTGCCGTCGCCGTTGATCTTCAGCTTCGTGATGTCGACGGTCGCCTTCGGGCTGACCACGCCGGTGAGGGTGCGGGGCGTCTGGCCCTCCTCGAGGTAGCCATCGCCGAGGACGATCTTGGTGTAGTTGATCTTCTGGCCGGCCACGCCCTTCGCCAGAACGATCAGGCCGGCGGTGGTGATGTCGTTGTTGATAAATGCAGCCATGTCTATCTCCTTTCCTTAGTCTGAGATGACCGCCGCGTCGGTGCCGATGCTGACGGTCTCGCGGTTGTTGTCGTGGACGACGGCCGCGTGGTAGATGTGGATCTCGTCGCTGCCCATGACGTGCACCTCTTGGGTGTGATCCCTGACGGCCATGCCGGAATAGAGGAACATTTCGCCGGTCAGGCAGATCAGGATCGCGTCGAGCCACGAGCTGCGGCGCTTGACCGTCCGCAGCAGCTTCAGGAACAGGTCGAGGTTGCTGTTGACGAGGCTCGGGTTGTCGCTCAGCACCTTGAAGTGATGCGGCTGCCCGCCGTACTGATACCACTCCCTGACCTCGCCGGTGCCGAAGTAGTCAGCCACGATCTGCTCCACGGCGTAGGGGGTGCCGAGTTTCGCGTAGACGCGGTCGCTGTTGCGGATGACGGCCCGCTTGGCTGCGATGGGCGCGGTGCTGTCATACCACTGGATGTTCAGCTCCCACGCCATTTCGTCGAGCTCTGCGTCGCTGAGCTGGTCGATCTTGTCCCACCTGCTCAGGAGCTTCAGGCGTGCATAGGCGTCGCGGCTGATAATGTCGCAGCCGGTGGCGATGCCCTTGTCGCTGCCGTCCTCCTGCATCCACGCAGGCAGCAGTTTGACCATCTCGGTCTCATTGAGCCGCATTTACACCACCTCGCTCTCGACCTTGTGGCTGACAGTCAGGTGGCCGCTGAATTTGGCGACTTGCGTGTCGTCGAGGGCCTTGTAGGTCGGCTTGACGACGTCCACGCGGAAGGCGCCGGTCAGGTTCTCGCCCCACGAAGGCGAGAGGATCCGCTTGCGGAGCTGGTCGGGGTTGATGTCCCGGCCGAGGGCTGCGACTTGCCACTCGTTGTAGCGGTCGATCGCGCCGCCGGTGCCTTCGACGTTGGCGATCACCTCGGCCTCGCTCTCCGGCGTGGTGTAGTACACGATCTCGATGTCGTAGGTCTCGACCTCCGGGGGCACGGCGCTCACCTTGTCAGTGAGCGGCCGGATGTCCTTGGCGTTGACCACGTCCAGCACCTTCGCCAGCATGGCAGCGTCGGGGATCCCGCCGCCTTCCAGCAGGGGCACGATCTTGACGCAGCCCTCCAGCGTGCGGGTGATGATGATGTCGATGCTCTCGGTGGCCGAGAGGCTGCCCTTGAGCGTGATGGTTAGCAGGCCGTCGGTGTAGTCGACGGTGTAGTCCGTGCCCTTGGCCGCCGCCGTGCTTTGCCCGTGGGCCTTCACGACGAGGCTGTCGGTCAGAAGTGCGCCGCCGCCCTTGAAGGCTTTGCCGTCGTAGACCGTGAGGGTCTCGCTGACTGTTTCCTTCTCGCTGACGGCCTTTGCGTCCACGATGGAGCTGTCGGCCGTCATTACCCAGTAGATGTAAGCCTGTTCAGGGCCCGCGGTGGATCTCTTGGCGGGCGCCAGACGGATCCGCTCGCGGAGGCGGTTGTCGCCCTCGGTGGTGTAGGGCTCGCCGTCATCGCCTCCGGCCGTTTCGGTCAGATTGGTGACGGACTCGATGTAGGGGATCAGGTCGACGAGGGTGGTGATCGTGCCGGCTGCGTAGCCGTTGAACTTCGTGCCGTTGCTCACGGCCGAGGTCGGCACCTCCACAGAGTAGGCGCCAGCTTGCAGCACAGCGATCTCGTCGGTTGCAAAATAGTTTTCGCTGTCCGGCGTCACCTTCGTCCACTTCGGAATGATGATGTTTCTCTCCTGCGGCGTGGAGACAGAGAAGCGCATGGTCGTCTTGGCCGGTGTGCCTTCCAGTCGTTTCACGTCCTGCCGCTCGCCGATGGCGTCCAGCACCTCGCCCCTCGCATAGCGGAGGAGCGTCTGCCGGCCGACGTCGTTGAGGCTGTTGTAGAGGGCAACGAACACGGGCACGAGAGCCTCGCCGAAGATCCGGCGCTCGTCGCCCGGGTAGAGCGGCTCGCCGGCGCCCTTTTCGAGCTCGGTGATGATGGTCTTGTATAGGGTGCTCGCGTCTGTCGTGGTGAGTTTGATGTCCTCGCCGTAGGTGTTTGTCGCGTCGCTCACGCTGTTCACCTCCTTCATGTGATGTTGTCGATGCTGGCCCGCAGCTCGAAGTCGCCGGCCTGAGCGGTCAGAGCCTTCAGGTCGGAGTCACTGAGCTGCACGCGGGGTTCGTAGGTTTCCACGAGGAACTCCACGTCGGCGGCCAGATCGGTCGCAGCGGTTTCGCTCGGCTTGTCGATCAGCGTGCGGTCGATCCCCTTGATGCGCTCATAGGGCACCTCCCCGCGGATGGTCTTGAGGAGGTTCTGCACACAGATCTCGGGCGCTCCGTTGCCGGATGCTTTCATGGGATCACCTCGCTTTACTTGAGCTGTGCGTTGTTGGGTTTCTTCGCAGCCTTGTCGCTGCTGGATGCTCCGACGGTGACGGCGCTCAGACGCCGGCCGACGCCGCCAGAGGACGAGACGCCGGCCGCGGACGAGCTCTTGCTCGAGCCGCCTGCGCCGGCCTTCTTGCTGCTGGCCTCCTCGGCGTATTCCGTCAGGTTGATCGTGATCTTGCCCTTCAGGATCCGGCCGAGGTTGTCGAGTGTGGTGTCTGAGAGGCTGACGCCGGTGAGCTGAAGATTGGCCGGGCCGAAGCGCCGGCCGGCCAGATAGAAGGGGGCGTACTGCCCGACCAGCGACGTCCACGACTCGAACTCTCCCCGGGCGTCGCCGCCCACGGCAGACGCCAGATCGAAGTCGAAGCTCATGCTTTGCAGCTTGAGCGCCTTGGTCTTGGTGGCCGGGGATCCGGCCTTGTCGTCGCTGTTTTCCGTGTCGAGCTCGACGCTGGAGGAGACGCCATTCAGGGCGGCGATCCTCTGGCTGGAGACGCCCCACGTCTTGCCGTTCCATGATGCCATGACGGCCATGTCTATCCCTCCTTACTGCGGGCCAGAAGTGCCGCCTCCCATGCTGTCGGTGTGGGTGTGGCCGGTCAGGCTGATGCCCGTGGCGGTCACGTCTGCCGACGGGACGCTGATGCCCTTGTCCTGCATCGTGAGCGCGCCCTTCTTGACAGTGATGTCGCCCGGGACGATACCGTCCCACTCTCCGTCCATGCGGGAGAGGATGATGCCGGTGCCGTCCTCGAACATAGCATAGGCGACTTCTGTGCCGGGGGTCAGGTTTCCCATCTCTCCGCGCAGATACCACGGGATCGTCAGCGGCCGTGTGACCATGCTGTCGGCGGTGCTCGGGAGCACTCTGGCCGTAGTTTTGTCGCCGTTCCTGTCGGTCTTTCCCTCCACGCTGGAGATCTTGCCCTTCTGGATCATTTGGTTGTTGCTGTTCATCAATATCCCTCCAGTGGCTTGCGGAGGTATAGCTTGCTCCGCGTCTTGACGTAGTCGTGCCGGATCCGGCTGATGAAGGCCGTGCCGTCCCACGACTTAACGCCTTCGGTCGCCAGCGTGACCACAGAGCCCGCCGCATAGTCTCGCAGCAGCGAGCCCGTCCAGAGGGTGCCGACGGTCGCGTTTTTGTTGGCGTCCCGGAGGAGGCCCTTGGCGAAGCGGTCGGCCTCGCTCTGGTCAGTCATGCGGAAGGGTAGGATCCGGCGCAGCACCTTGTCGCCGCCGTTCGGGGCTGCGAAGGTGCCGGTCAGACCGCCGTTGACGGCTTCGGCCGAGCCGTAGGCGTTGGCGCCCTCGTCGCGGTACTCGAAGTCATTGGCCGGGGTGATGGTGATGGTGTCGACGGGCTGCTGGCTTTCCATGTACGCCTCGTCGTAGACGACCAGCTTGCCGTCATACACCAGAAACGCCGCGCCCTCGAGGGTGCAGCGGTTTTGAAAAAATGCGAAGTCTGCGAGGTTGTTCTGCTCGACGTAGTCGTAGGTCTGGTCGGTGATCCCGTAGGTCTCGAGCGTCAGGCCGTGGCGGCCGGCGATCTCCTGAGCCAGTTGCAGGAACCTGACCTTTTCCCATGACTTGCTCCGCTTATCCTTCGCAGACTGCGGGACGGAATAGGCCCGCAGGGTGATGATGCCGGACTCGGGGACGACGCTCTCGACGAACATTTTGCCCGTCTTGGCAGCGCCGTCCTCGATGGCGATGGTGTCGCCCTTCTTGGGGTTCCACGAGTCCCACAGCTCGCGGGTGTCGTTGAGCTTGAGCAGCAGCTCGTCGCTCTGCTTTTCGGCGTACATATCGTGATAGCAGCGGTGGACGCTGATGTCCGGGTAGATGTCGACGCCTTCGTATAGGATCTTCACGGCGTCACCTCCTCCACGGCGGCAGGGTCTCCGGCGTCTCCACGGTCTCGACGATCGGGATCCGCACAGCCTCGCCGCCCTCGAAGATCAGCACGTCGCTGAGGTCGGGGTTGGCCTCGATGATGGTGCTCGCCATGCGCTCCTCGTTATAGGCGACGAGCGCGATGCTGTCGAAGGTGTCGCCGCCCTGCGCCACATAATCAATAAAGCCGACTGTCTGCTGTGACATAGGCGCCGCCCTCCCTTCTGCTGAGTGCCTCGAGGATGAAGTCGATGAACTCCGGCTCGAGGTCGCGGAGCTTTCGGATCAGGGCGTCCTCGTCGGTGTCGCCCTCGACCTTGATCTGAGGTGAGAAGGACAGGCCGCTCAGGTCATAGACCACAGCCGTGCCCGATCCGCTGCTGATGGGCTCGTAGTCGGCCTCACTGGATGCGCCCAGCATCCGGCCAGCCTCGGCCCAGTAGGACAGGTTTTGCGAGCGGTACGCAGGGTTGAAGCTGATGACCGCCTCGGTCGGATAGCGCGGATCCTCGCCCGCGATGGACGGGCCACTCGTGAAGCCGCCGGTCGCATAGCCGGAGACGTTGGCGCTGCCGCCGCCTCCACCTCCAAACAGGCCCGCGATCTTGCTGATGACGCCGGAGCCGAAGCTGACAATCTTCGATACCCAGCCGACGATCGTGCCGAGCACGCTTGCGATGGGCTCCAGAATAGCCAGCAGGGGCGAGAGGAGCGGCATGATCGCATTGAGCAGGCTCACGACCGGGGGCAGCAGGGCCTCGATCAGTTGCATCAGCGGAGGCAGCAGCGGCATGATGACGCTGTTGACGATTTGCAGGGCAACCTCCAGCAGCGGGGTGATGACCGGCAGCAGCGCGGCGATCAGGTTCGCCAGCACAGGCAGCACGGTCGAGATGATCTGCGTCAGCATCGGGAGCACGGTGGCAAGGATGCTGGCGATCGGCGGTAGAATAGCCTGAACGATCTGCATGAGCGGCGGGAGTAGCTGCTGTGCGAGGTCGAGCAGAGGCGGCAGGAACGAGCCCACGAGCTGAGCCAGTAGTGGCAGGATGCCCGCAGCCAGCTCCGTGACCATCGGCATGACCTTCTTCAGGGTGTCGCCCATGCCGACGAGGAAGTCCTGCACAAACGGCATACAAGCGTTGAGCGTGTCGGTGATGACCGGGCTGATTTCCTCGAAGGTGTCGGTCAGGATTGGGGCCAGCGATGTCAGCGTGTTGGCGATCATCGACGCCATAGGCAGTAGGGCCACTTCGGCCGACCTCTTGACCGCCTCGAAGGCAGAGCCGAGGTCGTTGTACTTGACGTCGTTGATCTGCTGGAGCGCGGCGGCGCCGTCATAGGCTGCGGTCTCGATGTCACCGAGCACGGGCAGGATGCCCGCCTCCAGATCCTCGAACTGCGAGCCAAACAGTGCGACGCCGATCTCGTTGCGCTTGAGAGGATCCTCGAGCTTGTTCAGAGCCTCGACGGTGTCGAAAAATGCAGCCTGCGCGGTCTCGCCGCCGGCTGCAAAGGCCGCGAACATTTTGTCGGAGTTGAGGCCGAGGCCCTTGAAGGCTTCGGCGCTGCTGTCGCTGCCGTCTTTCGCTCTGATGTTGAACTCCTTGACGGCGTCGGCCACTTTGTCGATGCTGAACAGGCCGGCGTCAGCGCCTTCCACGAGGGAGCCCATGAACTGGTCGGCGCTCAGGCCGAGGGCCGCAAACTGCGCCGAGTATTCGTTCAGGGTGTCGAGCAGGTCGCCGTTTTTGTCTGCGCCGTTCTGTGCGCCGGTGGCGATTAGGCCGTAGGCTTCTTCGGCGCTGATGTTGAAGTTTTTCATCAGAGCCGAGGCGGCTCTGGCGCTTTCACTGATGTCGTAGTCGAAGGTGTCACGCAGCACGAAGCCGGCCGCGGTGGCCTGCTCCAGCGCTTCGCCGGCCAGATCGCTCGCTTTCTGCGTAGCGGCCAGCCCTTCGGCCACGTCGTTGAAGTCCTCGCCGAGGTTCTGCGCGTAGATGTTTTTTACACTCTCGCCCAGCGCGTCCAGCTCGTCGCCGGTGGCGCCGGTAGATGCGGAGAGCTGGTTCATGGCTTTGTTGTAGTCGTCGCCCAGCTCTGCCAGATACTTCCCGGCCTCGACGACCGCCTTGCCCGTCGCCACAGCGATGCCGCCCACGGCAGCACCGACGGCAACGGCCTTCCAGTTTACTTTGTCGAGGTGTCCCGCGACGTTGTCCATCGCCTTCCCGAGGGAGGGATCGATGGTGCCGGCGAAGCTGACGACGGCCTGCATGATCTTGTTTTTGCCTGCCATCAGTGTCACCTCCTTCTGTATTTCCTGAAGTTATTCCGGGGCATTGAGGCGGCCTTGTCGCGTTGCCGCTTGGCCTCCTCGGCTGCCTCGTAGTATTCCATCAGGAAGTCGGTCAGGCGTTCCCGTCGGAGCTCGCCGACTGAGGTGTGGAAGGCTCGAGAGTAGTCTCGGACGAGCTCTCCGAGCCGCTTTCCTCGGATTGTGCCGCCGACCTCGCCGTAGTAAAATTTCGGCCGATCCTCATAAGCTCCATGACGTCGGGGCCGCTGATGCGCTCGAGGTCGCTGACGTCGATGTCGCTGTTGACGGCGACGATCGCCATCATGGCGAGATAGGCGTGCAGGGAGTAGTCGAGCTCGCAGGCGCCGGCGCTGCCGCCGCCCTTGTTGGAGGTCGCGCGGAGCTTGCGGGCCTCAGCATCGGCAAACATTCCCACGGTGATCGCGTCGGTGTCATAGGTCAGAGTCTTGACCTTTTTGCCGTTGATGGTGATGGGGTTCTGGAGTGTCAGCTTTTCCATGTGTGTCTCCTTTCGATAAATAGAGGGCGCCGCCCGGAGGCGACGCCCTTCTTGTTACAGGACGCTGCGGATGTCCTTGGCGTAGTCGACGCCGCCGACGCGCATGATGGTGTTGAGCTGGTCGATCAGCCAGTATTCGTTGCCAGCGACGAAAAGCTGGTAGCGGCTGACGGCCAGCGCGATCTCGTTCTCGCTGGCGTTGCCGGGATCCACGTTCAGGCCGGGGATGCCCTTGGAGACGCAGCGGAGGAACGCCTTGCAGCCTTCGGTCTTGGTGGAGCCGTCGGAGAGCTTGACGTCCTGCGCCCAGCGGATCTCGATGGTCTTGCTCGTCAGCTTGACGAGGCTGCGCAGGCCGAGGTCAATGCCGATCTTGGTGATGGATGCCTCCATCGCCTCGATCTGGCCGGGCAGCGGCGCCGTGTAGGTTCCCATCGCCTTGAAGTCAGCCGTTACAAGGTTGACGGGAGGCAGGGCGATGGTCACGTCCTTGGCGGCGAGAACGCCGTCCACATAGACGGTATCGGCGAGGATGGGGCCCTTCAGGTCGAGCCACAGGTTTGCCATTACTCGTCACCTCCTTCGTAGTAGACGGAGAAGCCCGCGTCGGTGTAGGCGACGTAGACGCTCGCAGACTTGAGGGGCGGGGTCGGGGTGACGGCGATGTCCCAGCGGAAGTCGCCATTCATCACGTCGGTGGTGCTGTTCTCGCTCTCGAGGAACAGGATCACAGGGGATCCGAGCAGCGCGCCCATGCTGACATAGCCGTCGAGCTTCTCCTGCTCGCGGTTGATGATGCGATCCTTCAGTGCGCGGGTCATGGGCCCGTCGATCTCCGGGCTCCACTCGCGCTGGAAGTCGTTGGTGATGTGCATGAGCATCCGCATGGAGACGTCGAAGATCGCGCGGGGATCCACGTCTGCGCCGTAGGTGTAGGCGGCCGTATGGTCGCCCCACAGTACCCATTCGCCGCCCCATGCCACGGCGGTGCTGATGCCGTTCTGCGTCAGCTCCTTGCCGCTCTGCTGGTCAAAGCCGCGGTTTTTCGCGTTGGCGCCGAAATACTGCTTGATGACGGGGATCGCCTTGTTGCCGCAGGTCTCCATCGGGACGCTTTTGTGGCTGAAGTCGGCGCGCATGAGCTCGACCACGGCCAGCGTGCTCAGGTGGAACACGTTGCCGAGGTTGTCCACAGCCTGCGGCCAGTAGACCTTAGAGCGCTCGCCGGTGAAGGCGTTGGCCTTCTTCCATGCGATCGCCTTGGTGATCGTGTCGACCGCCTGCGCGGTGCTGTCCACGAGGGGCAGGTCGGCCACGACGAAGGCGTCCCAGTGGCCGTTGATCTTCTTGCAGGCCGTCAGCATGGCGTTGTAGACGGCAGGGCTGTGACTCCAGCCGGGGGCCGCGATCAGATTGCAGACCGCGAACTGCTCGGGATAGAGCAGCGCGATCGCGCTCAGGCCGCTGTACTCGCCGGAGGAGGTGACGCCGCCGATGATGTCGCTGTCTGCGATCTCAGAGTCGTCCACCTCACTGAAGCTGGCCGTCAGGCTGCCGGCGAGCTGTGCATCGTCCTTCAGGCTGGTGATGATGACCGTGCCCTTGGTGAAGTTATAGTCCACAGCGTAGTCGGTGCCCTCGACGTAGTTGCCGCTGTCATTCTTTGCGATGGTCAGGGTGTCGAGGATGATCTTGTCGCTGGCGAACTCGGCGCGGCCGCCGGTGAAGGTGAGGGTCTTGGTAGTGGCCGTCTCCTTGCGGTGCTTGCCCGCGGAGGGGTCGAGCACATTGATGACGTAGATCGGGCCGATGTTCCCGAGGGTGTTGTTGAAATGCGCGTACACGGCCTCGCACAGGGTAAAGGTGCCCCAGTCGGACGAGTAGCCGATCTTCTTCTGCGCGTCGACCAGACTGGTGATCTTGATCGGCGCGTTGATGATGCCGGCCTTGCCGAAGTCGCGCACGAGGTTGACGGGTGCCGTGCCGATATAGACCGGCGTGGTGCCCGCCTGCACGGCGCTCTGTGCCACGGTCTCGCCGATGTGGCCGTAGGCGCCGTAGAGGTATTCGTTTGCCATCTGCTTATCCTCCTTTGCATGAAATTAGAGCAGCCGAGTGGCTGCCCTTAAAGCAGGTGTTGGTAGCTTTTCGGGTTGCGGGTCAGGGTCTCCTCGACGGAGAACTCAGCCCATGCAAACCAGTACGGGTAGAAGTCGGGGACGGCGTCTTGCTCCGCGACGGGGCCGAAGGTGATGCCCTTCTCCTTGATGACGCGGAGGTTGCCGAGGTACTCGGCGTTTTCAATCAGCCGGAGAGCTGTGTCCACAAAATTCCATGCGTCACGCCAGCCCTCTCCGTTCTTCACGAAGTAGGAGGCCGCCGCCTCGTTGTATTGCTGGATGTAGGTGCCGCTGCCGTCGCCCTTCGGCTTGAAGATGTCGGGCCCGTGGTAGCCGGGATCCCACGCTGAGAAGCAGAGCCGGATCTTGATGTCTCGGGCACTCTGGAGCAGGTCGTCGTCGCCCTGAACGATCTGCACGCAGACCGACGGGATCGGCGCGGCGATGTTCGGGGGCGTCCTGTCCTTCGATGGTACGAAAAGCGAGAACGCGGCCGGGTTTACCAGCTTGTATGGGTAGGAGGCGTCCGTTGCGTTGTCGTCGGGGAGCTTCAGCTTGACCAGAGGGCAGACCTCGGCGGTCAGCCAGTCCCGGACGGTTTCGATGCTGTTGACGATGGACATGGGGCACCTCCTACATGGTGACAGTCTGGCCGAGGGCCACGGTGGCGATCCCCATGTCCTCGCTCCAGTCGTTGACGATGTACTCGCGGCCGTCGACGTTGAGCCCTTCGCCCGCCGGGCGCCGAGCGGGCAGATCCTCGACCGCTGCGTAAAGCAGCAGAGAGGACTCCGCGACGCTCAGCTCTTGCCCCCCTTGGCGTTCCTTCAGGGCGTTGTCGTCCAGCACGGCGGCGATGGCTCTGCCTTCGACGGTGTGCTTCTCACCGAACTCGTCGAGATTGAGAAACGTGCGCCGACGGTCAGCCTCGACCATCGCCTTGAAGCTGAAGGCCATCAGACGGGATCGGCGGCGCCGATCTGAGGGGGCTCCTCGTCGTCGGCACCGTCATCAGGCTGCTCGGCCTTGGCGGCCTCGATGGCAGCGATGACGTCGGCCTTCTTGCGCATAGCAGAGGCGTCCACGCCATAGCGCGTGGCCACTTCCTTCAGCTCGTCGAGCTTCATGTCCTCGTTGTACTCAGGGGCCTCGTCGGCCGCGGTGTTGGTGCTGGCAGGCTCGTCGGCGTCGTCGCCGGGAGCGGGTGCGGGCTGCTCGGCAGTCTCGCCCAGCTCGCCGATGTACTTGGCGACGCCTTCCTTCACCAGACGGGCCTCCAGCTCGTCGTCGAACTTCTGAGGGCCGTCTGCTTCAGTGATGGGGATCACCTTGCGGCCGTTATAGTAGCCGAAGGTGCCCTTGATGATCTGGATCATGCTCTGCTCCTTTCTGCTGCGCTCAGTCCGTCAGGACGTCCGCAACGATGAACGGGCTCTTGTTGTTGGGGATCATCAGCGGGCGGCTGGAGACGGTCAGCGTGCGGCTGTTGCCTTCGGCGCTGCTCACATACTTCGGCACGCGGCGGCCGGCGTAGGTGTGGAACTCGCCGTCGCTCTGCTCGACCTGAGAGACGGCGCCGTAGGCGGTGCGGCCAGCGCCGGGAGCGGTGAGGACGCACTTGCCGGACGGGATGTAGAGCTTGTCGTTGCCCTCGTCGTCGGTGTAGGTCAGGTCGTAGGAGATGACGCTGATGATGCGGCCGAGGACATTCAGATGGGCTACGATGGCAGCGCCGTCAGGCAGCAGCTCAGGCTCCACTTTGCCGATCTCGATGCGGCGGTTGTCGAGGAGCTTCTGCACGGCTGCGTCGTTGATGATGGTGTCAGCCACGTCCGGGGAGCAGACCAGATCAGAAGCGCGGAGGCCGCGCTTGGTCAGCATACGGATCATGGCCTCCAGATCCTTCAGGATCTTGCCGCCGGTGGCGTCCCACTTGGCCGTCGGGGTGTAGGTCGCGGGGTTGCTGGCCTCGGAGTAGAAACGGATCTCCATCTCGTCGGCCTTGTCGACGTCGTCGGCGATGTGCTTCATCACGCAGCCGTTGGTCAGCATGGTCTCGGCGGCCATTGCTTCTTCGCGGTTGGTGATGAGCTCGCCCAGCTCGTCAGCGTCGCGCAGGATGAGGGTCTGCTGGCGCTGCTCAGGGGTGAGCTGAGAGTAGAGAGCCTCGCCGAAGCCACGCTTGCGCAGCTCGTCGAGGGTCAGGACGCGACGGGGAGCCACGAAGGGCGGGGTGTAGCGTTCCATATTGTAGCCGGCGCGCAGGACGGTGACGCCGCCCTTGCGAGGGGCCACGAAGGGCGCCAGCTTCTTGCTGCCGTCACGGAACTCGACGAGCACGTCGTCGGTGGCGAAGATGTCGCTCGCGTCGTTGGTGGGGAAGTAGCGGTCACGCAGGAAGGTCGCAGCAGGGGTGAGCTGCTGCACGGCCATGAGCAGCGTGTGGGTGTCGTAGAAGTTAAAAGGCATTTTGTTGTCCTCCTTCTCTTAGTATTCGATGGCGTCGGAGAGCAGGATGCCGGCCTTGCGCAGCTCCTCCTCGTCGGTCGCCTTCAGGGTGTAGCCGCTTGCAACGGCCAGCTTGCTGCGGGCGAAGTGGCCGGTGCGGTAGGCCAGCACGGTCACGTCCGCGGTGGTGCCGACTTCCACGTCCTCGGCGAGGATGCAGTTGGCGGTCAGGGTTTCGTTGGTGGTCGCGGTGGAGCCGAGGATCACCAGCTTGCCGTCGCCGGCGGTGCCGGCAGACAGGGCCAGCACGGTGCCGCGCTTATAGGTGGCTGCGGCGGTGGCCTCCTTGCGGATGGTCACGGTGAACACGTCAGCGACGGGCTCGTTGGCAACGATCAGGCCATCATAGCCGACGCTGCCGAGGTTTTCGTCCAGTCTCTTGCTCATTACTTCTTACCTCCGTTCTGAGACTTGGTGGAGTTGTAGAGGCCGACGATGGCGTCCACCTTTGCCTTGTCGTCGCTTTCGCTGCCTTCCTCGCCGCCGTTAGGGGCAGCGCCGACGCCGGCAGCGCCGGACTCGTCGTTGTCAGCCTTGGCGTCCTTCAGGTGCTTGGCACCGAGGGCCGCCTGCTTCTGCATAGCCTTGAGCGCGAGCTGCTCAGCGGTGCAGGGGGTCTCGCCGTACTTGGCGTCCCTGACGAGCTGCGCGTCGCCCACACTTGCGGCGATGCTGTCGATGGCCTCGATGCGGGCGCGCTCCTGCGTTCTGGCAGTTTCGGCCGCCTGCTGCTCGATCTGAGCCACGACGTCGGGGTGCTGTGCTCTCATTTCTTCGAGGGTCATGGTCTTGTTGTCCTCCTTCTTGGGGCCGTCGTTCTTGGCGGCCGCGTGTTTATTTCCAGCCGCAGGGGCGGCGTGGATGCTGTTGTCGATGGGGATCGTCCCCGGGATGTGTCTGAAGCCCTTGACGTCGTGCCGGATGCCGGCGACGAGGAGCACCTTCTTGTCGGCGCTCAGGGCGACGTCGGGGCCTTCGTCTGTGAGCAGGGTGTCGGCAAAGCCGTTGTCAATGGCCTCCTGCCCGACCATCCACGTCTCGCGGGTCATCATGCTGCGGAGCTGGTCGACCTCGAGGCCGGTCTTGGCGTGGTAGATCTCCGCGATGGCCCGCTCGCTCGCGTCGAAGTCCTTCTGGAGCTTCTTCAGGTCTGCGAGGGTGTAGTAGTCGTAGAGCAGCCCGGCGACGCCGTGGATCATCACCATGCTGCCGGGATAGACCTGTACCTCGTCGCCCGCGCAGGCGATGACGCTGGCCGCGCTGGCCGCGATGCCTTCCACGACGACGACCTTGTGGCCGGTCAGGCCCTTGATGGCGTTGTGGATGGCGATGCCGGTGTAGAGGTCGCCGCCGCAGCTATTGATCTTGATGGTGATGTTGCTCTTGCCCTTGACGGCCGCGAGATCCTCCATGAAGCTCTCGGGCGCGATGTAGAGGCCGGGCTCGGGCTCGCCCGTCCACCAGTCCACAGGCTGACGGCTCACGACGTCGCCGTAGAGGGTGATCTCGCCCTCGTCGTCGCCGATGCTGGCGACGTTCCAGAACTTGATCGGCGTGCCCGCAGTCTGAGGCCCGGCGCAGAGCCGGGGAGTGTTATGCGTTCTCATGCTTGTCTCCTTCCTTGATGCTTTTGATGGCCTCGGCGACGATCGCCTCCCGCAGAGCTGCGGAGATCGTGCCGCTGGCCGCTGTGCTCTGGTCGACCTGCCCCTGCGCTGCGCGCAGCTTCTCGTTTTCCCGAGTGAGCTGGTCGACGTTGGCGTCCCACTGACCGCCGTTGAGTCGGATGGTCGCCTGTTCTCTGGTCGTGATGCCTTCGCCGATGGCGAGGATCTCGGCCGTGATCTCCTTCGTCGGGTCGAGCTGTCCCTGAGAGGGGCCGATCCACTCGGCGCCGAGGTATGCGGCGCGGATCGCCGGATCTGCGAAGAAGCCCGGGGCGCTGATGCGGCCGCGGGCGACGGCTTCAGAGAGCCAGATCTCATATACCGGCGTGCAGAAGTCATCGACAAACCACTTGCGCCTCATGCGGAACGCCTTCCACGCCTCCATCAGGGCGGCGCGGCTGGCGCTGTACGAGCTGTTGAAGCTCTTGAGCAGAAGGTCGGCCGGGATCTCGAGTGCCGCGCCCACCTGTTCGCAGATGGCGCGCAGGAATGTGTTGAAGCCACTGGCCGGCCGCTTGGGGTCTGCAAAGGTCACGTCCTCGCCGGGCTCCATGATGTTGATCTGGCCGGGGCCCATCTCGTACTCATTAGGATCTCGGCTCACCTCCGGCAGGCTGCTCCCGACCTCGTTGAACGGGTTGTCGCCGGCGCCCGCCTCGGTCTTGATGAAGGCCGTGAAAAACGACTCGACGACCGCCGCAGTCAGCTCGCTCTCGGTGTAGCGGCGAAGCTGGAGCAGGGGCTCGATGACCTGCGCGAGATAGCTGACGCCGCGGTATTGATCCGGGCGCTCGCTCTCCATGACGTGCAGGATGTTCGGCAGGCCAGTCCGCTCGCCGTATGCCTGAACACGGGCCCACGTCGTCGTCGTGCTGCCGAGCTCGAAGGGGTAGGTGCTGCGGATGTGGTACGCCTCGATCTGGCCGTCGTCGTTCACCTCGACGCCGTCGTAGATGGTGTTGCCGTTGGCCGCCTTGCCGGTGGTCAGCAGCATCGGGGTGATGATGCCGGAGGTCGTTGGCGTGGCGACTCGGTCGGCCTCGATCAGGTGCAGGCGTAGCGAGTAGGGCGTGAGCGGCGTCGGCTCGTACTGCTTCACGACGGCGAACACGTCGCCGCTGACCAGCCACGAGGAGAGTGCGAGCTGCTGCATGGCTGCGAAGTTGTTGACGCCGGTGGCGTCGCACGCCCTTTTGTTCTCAGACCAGAGAGCGAACTCACGCTCGGCCTGAGCCTGCCATGCGTCGGCGGCCTCCTGCGTCATGCCGAGCGCCTCGCGGTCGATCCTGCTCTTGAGCTGGAGGCCGATGCCGACGACGTTGGTGCGGTTGGTGCGGATGGCAGAGGTGGCGATCGGGGCCGCCATGTAAAGCATCCGGGCACGCTGCCGCAGGGTGTAGTTGTTGGCGTCGATGTCCTCCTTCGGGCTGCCGCTCATAGCTCTGAAGCCCTTGGTCGCCTTCTTGTGCCAGCTCGCGCCGGCGTCGCCGTAGCCCTTATTCACAGGGCGCGGCTGCTGCCGCCTATTCTGTGGGCGGCTTCTGCTTTTTCTTTTGCTGATGGTGCTCACCTCCTTCATGGTGAAGATGGCCGAGTCGGGAGAAAAGGAGCGAAAACTCCCGGCGTCGGCCTATGAAAAAAGCCCCTTTCGGGGCTTCTTTCACCAGTCTCGGGGCACTACTCCCACAGCTTTTCGCGGCTTCTCGCCGTTCAGTGCGGCCTCGAGGGCTTCGATGTCTGCCTCGAGCTGTTTGATGGCGGCCCGGATGGATCCGAGGTCGGTGTTGTAGCGGGCCAGATTGCGCGAGCCGATGCCGTAGCTCTGGACGCCTCCGTCCAGCATCTCGGCCTCTCGCTTCAGGTAGAGCTCCAGCCGGTTCCTCTTGATGGAGAGCTGGTATTCGATTTGTTCGCGGGTCTTTCTCATTGTGGTCTGTCCTCCTTACCAGTCGTCGAAGGCGTCGGCCCGGTTGTGCCGTTGCCGCTGCCGTCGCTGCTGCGGGGCCTTCGGTTTTTCCTCCAGCCCTTGCAGGCGGCGCTCGATGGCGTCCATGTCGGGGTTGATGATCTTGAGGCCGGCGTTGGCGTAGTCGCGGCAGTCGAGGGCCTCGTTGCGGTTGTGCCCGGGCAGCTTCTCCCACGCCCAGCGGTCGCCGCGGCGCGTGTGCGTGAGCACCAGTTTCTCGGAGAGGAGCCCGTTGAAGAAATTGAGGTCATAACCGGCGTCGGGGTGCCGGTTGAAATGGCAGTATTTTGGCCCGGGCTCCTGCACCTTCAGATTAGCCATGATCGTCGCCTTGCCGGCGTCGACGCCGATGGTGTAGAGCCAGCAGGTGATCCGCTTGTTGTCGCGGATCGGCACCTTGCTCGGGGGCGAGACGAAGGGGATGCCGTCACCGCCCTTGCCCTTGATGGCAAAGACGCGCTTGCCGACGCGGGCCCGGCACGCCTCATAGACCTCTTGGGTGAAGTGGCCGCCGGAGTCGACGCAGGTGATGGAGATCTTCAGGCCGCGGCCGTTTTTGAACTTGTAGACGTGGTCGACCACGTCGTCGAGTCGCTGCCAGACCTCCGGGGTGTCTGGCCGGCCCATGATGTAGCCCTTGACGACGCCCCACGTCTCGCCGTACTTCCCGTGGCCGACTACCTCGTATTCGAGGCGGTTGTCCTGAGTGTCGACGCCGCAGGTCAGCACGAGCACGCCGTCAGGCAGCTCCACAGGGGCGCCGTCCGGGCGGGTGCCGTAGTCCTCACGGCGGGCGAGCATGGTGTCCTCGTCCTCGAGGTCGCCGCGATCTTCCCACAGTTGGCCGAGCAGGGTGTTGTAGACGACCTTGAGGCGCTGCGGGTCATCCTTGGCGTCGAGGAACTTGAGGACGATCTTCTCCCACGGAGTCCACGGGCTCGAGAAGGCATTGAGCCAAAAAGAACGGACGCCCTTCTTGTAGGCGTCCGGGTTGTCGGCGATCCACTTGGCAGGCTGCTTTCGCATGGCGTCCTCGGGGATCAAGCAGCCGCACGCCGGGCAGCTCCACGAGACGCCGCTCTTGAGACTCCACGACTTTTTCCCGCGGATCCTCTTGACCTCCGGGTCGAAGTGGATATTGTCGAACACGATCTCGCTGTACTCCCCGCACTCGGGGCAGCGGTGGCACCAGCGTTCCTGCGTGCCTTGGTAAAAACTCGTTTCGATGTTGCTGTTGCCCTTGATGGTCGGGGTGGAGACCTCGACCGCCTTGGCGTTGTAGAATGTGGCCTGACGTGCTTCGGCCAGCGCCCACGGGTCGCCCTCGGTGCCGGCACTGGTCGCCCAGCGGTCGCGCTCGTCGCCGATAATATAGCGGGCAGGCGTGGAGGCCAGAGCCGAGGCGCTGTTGGAGCCGGTCAGGGTGAGCATCCCGCCCGGGAACGACTTCTGGAGGATTGTGTTGCCACTGTCCTTAGCCTTGACGTCGTGCACCTTCGCCTTCAGGGGCTTGCTGTCGCGGATCATAGGGGCCACGCGGAGGCGGCTGAACTTCCGGGCGTCGTCGATGGTCGGGTGGACGTAGAGGATGCTGCCGGGGTCTTGGTCGATGATGTAGCCGATGATGTTGAGCTCGAGCTCAGACTTGCCGACCTGAGAAGCGGCCACCATGACTATTTTGTGCACCTTCGGATCCGTAAAGGCCCGCATGGGCTCCTCGAGGTACGGGGTGCGCTTGGTACGCCACGGGCCGGCCTCGGCTGAGCTTTCCGGGGAGAGGCGGCGGTGCTTGTCGGCCCACTCGTCCACGGTCAGGCTCTCAGGCGGGGCGAAGCGTTTGACCGCTCCGGCGATGGCGGTATTGAGCTTCGCGGCGGCTTTTTTAGTCGTCCGCGTCATCGGCGAGCTGCTCGCTCCAGCCTTCCCGATCCCTTACTCGCCGGGCGTACACCTCGGGATCGTATTTATAACCGGCCAGCTCCGTCAGGATCTTGTAGACCTCTGTGCGGATGATCTCAGACGCCTCGGCGGGTGTTGCTGCGCCGGTGACGTCGACGGCCAGACGGCCCGGCAGGGCCACGAGCATCGACCTGATATTGTAGACGAGGTCGGTCATCACAGGCTCGACATCCTCGCTGCGGTGCATGGTGCCCTCGAGCTCACTGAGCTGGAGGGCGGCGATGTCTGCCTTGCTGCGCTTGAGGTCAGCCTCAGCCTCCAGACGTCGGCCCTCGATCTCGCTGTCCTTCTTCGACGGCTCCCGGCCGTTGGCCTTGGCCGTCAGGTATCGGATGTACCTCTGGATCGTCGGCAGCAGGTCATAGCGGTTGGCGTTGCCTTCCTTGACCGCGGCGATGACGCCATCCTTGGTGAGCTGCTGCACTCGGCGGGGCGTCATGTCGAACAGGGCCGCGATGGTCTTGCTGTCGACGAGCTTGTTGTTGGTTGGGTTCGGCATGGCGTTCCCTCCTTTCTGCCGCTCGGGCGAAACGAAACGGCCCGAAAAAAATTTTTCCCGGCTGCGCGTTTTTTGGGCTCGCCAGCACCGCAGGCCAGAGGGGCCCGTCACAGTACCTTGCGGCGCTGTGCGTGGCCGTGGAGGCGTCTGCGCTGCGCTGTGGCGCGCTCTGTGCGCGTCTGGCGGTGTGGGCCGGGCTCGGTG